TAGATCACGACAAGCTGTACAAGGTACAGACCTACTCGTTTCATGATGCAGTCATTACTGTGACTGAATCTTTCTATAGTCGTACTGAGATTGACCCACCTACCAAGCCTAACAAGTGGGGTCATACGCAATCCCCTACAGTACACGCTGACGGCACTGAGCATTACTACAAGTATAGCCATTGGGAAGAAGCTATTGCTGTAGTGCCTTTGCACTTTGACTATGTTGATAAACTAACTGAGGCTGACAAGATCAAGACAGTGCTTGAGACTGTGGATGCTTTAGAGAAAGCATATGCTTCATATCCTGATGGAGAGGTTAGCATTAATTGGACTATGCGCCGTAACTGTATCAATCAAGATTAACGTCGGATTATCCGACACTAAATGAGAGGAGTAATATATGCAGATACCAAGCAATCAATACAATATAAAGCACATCACACCTCTGTCAGAAGAACGGCAGAGGTTAATGAGTGCAGTAGAGGAGTCACATTGGGAGGGTGACTTGCACAGGGCTGACCTACTCAGCACAGAGCTAGACCTAGTTAATCAATGCATAACTAAGGGGGAGCTATATGCGCCCCTTTTTTAAGAGTGTAGGTAACTTTATACTATACGTACTAATCACTATCGTATTCGTTAGTGCAGCCATAGGAATGATGTAACATGCCACCCAAACAAGAAGAACTTAAAAGTACACACACTATACGCAAAGCTTGTGACTTCTACATGCGTACACCTAAGTTCTGTGCTTTGGGTGGTAAGTCACAGTATGACTACAATCGTAACTTAGCGTTCGCTTGTAATACATCAGTACAAGGGGGTAAGTATTTAGGTAACATCAAACTAAAAGACATACAGTTTTCTCATGTAACTGTAGCTTATGATTACTGGAGAGTTAAGCATGGTGTGAGGGCAGCTAACTATATAGCTACCTGTCTAAGCATTGTGTTTAACACAGCCAGAAGACACAACGCACTATTATCAAACCCTGTGTCGTTGCTTGATCGTGCCAAGCCTAAGCCTCGCAAAGTCAAGTGGACTACACCCCAAGTTAAACAGTTCCTTGATACAGCGTACAGTAATTGGGAGTGGCGTAGCATTGGCTTGATTGTACACATGGCTTTCCATTGGGCGCAGCGTATAGGTGACATGCGTTTACTTGAGTGGAAAGCATTAGACCTAAACAAAGGTGTACTAGACCTAGAGCAAAGCAAGCGTGGTGCAGATGTTCACCTACCTATACAGGGTGGGTTGTTGCCTATGCTACAACAGCAGAAGGAAGACTTTGGGTTCCTACCTTATGTAGCACCTAGAGTTAGGGCTAGGGCTGGCGTATATACGCCCTACGACGATGTTGAGATTTGTGGATTAGTTAATAGTGTTAAAGAGACGGCTGGCTTACCTGATGAGTTGACAGCTATGGACTTAAGGCGTACAGCTATTACTCAGATGGTTGAGAAGGGTGTTGATGTTGTGGGTATCATGCAGGTAAGTGGACACAGCACACCACAAAGCGTTGCGCCTTACTTAGTTAATACATTGGCTGGTGCTACTGAGGCATTGTCTAATAGAGAAGAGGACATGATATAATGCACAAGTACATAGAAGACTTAGACTTAGGGGAGGGTGACACTGTAAGAGGTGATTGCCCTGATTGTGGTGGTAAGAATACCTTTACTGCTAACAAGTCAGGTGGTGCTGTCCTGTATAACTGCTACAAGCTAGGCTGTAAGATCAGTGGTATCCACACTGTAGGTATGACTGCTACTGACATACAAGCTAGGATGCAGGAAGTAGGACAAGATAAACCTAAACCAAAGGTAGAGGTTATGGAAATACCTGAATACGTTGTAATTGCAGCTAGTAGTATCCTTGATTCTTTTAGAGAAAAGTGGGACTTATGGGATCAAGGCTTGATGTATGATATTAAGGACAAACGCGCAGTGTTCCCTATCTTTATAGATGGGGTGATGATTGATGCTGTAGGTAGGTCTTTAGCTGGCGCAGAACCTAAGTGGTTGCGCTACACTGGCAAGGCTGATTACTTCATTGCAGGTACAGGTGATACTGCAGTTGTAGTTGAGGATGTTATCAGTGCTATCACTGTAGCCAAGCTAGGTTTCACTGGTATGGCTATCCTTGGTACGTCTTTAAGTGTTGCACATATGGAACAGTTGGGTAACTATTCTCAGGTTATCGTAGCGTTAGACCCTGACGCTGCACACAAGACCTTGCGTTTTAGACAAGAGATAGAGGCGTGGACAGGTGCAACCACTATTGCATTAAGACTTGACGATGACATAAAGTATCGTGTAGAGTCCGACATTGAGCAGTTGAAGGAGTTCCTATGACATGGATAAAAAGAGAAAACCTAATCCTATGGCTAAGGATTTGATGAACCCTAAGTACAGACCCAAGGTTATACCTGATAAGAAACGTCCTGCCATTCGTAAGAAGAAGCACAAAGGAGACAAGGAAGATGAAAGCTAGAGAGGAACTACTTAAAGAGATTGGTGAGTTAAAGAAACACATTGAAAAACTAGAAGCACAAATAAGGTTATGGAAAGGTACTGCACCGTGAACAACTATGTATACACAGCCATTGGACTTGTAGTCTTTTATGTGGGACTAAAAATGTTTAGTGGGGGTATGAAATCTATGGGTAACATAGACCACTTGACTTGGTTTTTGGGCAACCCAATCTATATGTTCTTTGGGTCAATCATTATGACACTGGCATGGCAGAGTAGCAGTCTATCTACTACAGCTATTATTGCGTTAGTTGCATCAGGTGTACTACCGTTACCTGCTGCTGTGGCTGCTGTGCTTGGGGCTAACATAGGTACGACAGGTACGATCTGGTTGGCAGGGCTGCTAGTATCTGACGGTATGCCAAGAGGTGACACACTACGCATAGCCATGATACATACTGGCGTTAATCTTTTAATGGCTATAAGTCTGCTACCATTTGTAAATCACATAGCTAAATTTGTAGGTAAAGTAGGCCAATGAGACAACACATATACGACACGTGGACACTTATCATGGACTCAGATAGAAGCCCACTAAAGAATATACCGGATACATCTACACGACACATGATACTACAGATACTTGCATGGATGTGGTGCATTGCATTCTCTATGCTTTTGGGTAGTTACTTTGTGTTTGCACTGAGTGCCGTAGCACACATAGCATTACTGGCAGCTATAGCAATTACTGTTGGTACGTTTGATGCAGCTAACAGAAATCCTCATGTATTAACTAATCTAGTTAAACGAATTGATGGGTACAACGGTAGACGTAACAATGGAGAGCATGACTAATGAGTGATGTAGTTAAGGAAGCCGCACAGGTACAGGCAGAGGAAGCCTTTGATGGCTTTATGTACTGGATGAAGAAGGGTACGATAGGGTCTTGCATAGTCCTTGGTCTTGTAGTCTTTGGGTGTAATGCTGGCGTTGAGGATGATGCCTACCCTGCCTACAACGGTGAGCAGTACTCACCAACTAACATGGGGAATGATTAAGATGATTAAAGTAACATACATAGACCACATGGGTAGTGACCTGAGTGTAGTCAATGCAGCTAGGGTATCCTTTGGTAAGACTAGTGAGATGGATATGAGTGACCAATGGGGGCCACCTAAACTTAAAGATAAGGATGCTAAACTAATCCACTACCTAGCCAAGCACGGTCACTATAGTCCCTTTGGTCATGCCTTTGCATCTTTACATGTCAAGGCTCCTATCTTTGTAGCTAGACAATTAGTCAAGCATAAGTTCCTACGTTGGAATGAGATTAGCCGTAGGTATGTAGATGATGAGCCTGAGTTCTATGTACCTGATCAGTGGCGTGGACGCAGTGCTGATAAGAAGCAGGGAAGTGACGGTGTAGTTGAGGGTATTGATTCTACTGTTGTTGAGAGTTTGGTGAAGTGTGCAAAACATGACTACAACTATTTACTAGCCAAAGGGGTCAGTCCAGAACAAGCAAGGATGATACTACCTCAGAACATGATGACTGAATGGTATTGGTCGGGTAGTCTTGACGCCTTCATGGATATGTGCAATCTAAGATGTAAGCTTGACACACAGTATGAGACTAGGTTAGTTGCAGAATACATACTTAGTAAGATGATTAACTTATTTCCAATATCAGTGGAGGCACTAAGAAGATGATGGAGCTATCTCTAATTAGAACGCTACACGATAAGGAGTTCTATGAAGATCACAAGGGTATTAAATGCCCTGACAAGTTGTTCACTAAAGATGTCCGAAAGATCAAGCGTGTTTTAGATAACGCTATGGAAAAGTATGACTGCACTATATCTACCTCTGAGTTAGAAGCTTTGTTTTTCTCTGAGTACAGCACTATGACTACAGCCAACAAGGTTTTGTACGAGGGTCTGTTCTCTAAGTTACGCAAAGAGGTTCCTATGTCTAGGGACGTAGCCTCTGATGTACTGTCTAGGATGTTTAGGCAGCACGTAGGGGAGCAAGTAGCTAACTTAGGGTTTGACTACGTTAACGGTAATCTTACATCCCTAGAGCCACTACGCCAAGTGCTAGAGGCGCATGAGGATAACTTTATGCCCAACATGAATGTTGAGTGGGCTGACATTGATATAGACACTATCCTTGAGGCTGGTACTAAGCAGTCACAGTGGAAGTGGAACATACCCAGCCTAGCAGGGCGCATAGAAGGAATTAGCAGCGGTCACTTTATTATTATAGGTGCTAGGCCCAACACAGGTAAGACAAGCTTCCATGCGTCTACTATTGCCTCACCTAAAGGTTTTGCAGAGCAAGGTGCTAAGTGTATGGTACTGTGTAACGAGGAAGAGTATGTACGTGTAGCTGAACGCTACCTGTGTGCTGCTGCTAGTATGGATACAGATGAGATTAAGTCTAACTATGCGTTAGCTGCTGCAAGGTACAAGAAAGTGCGTGATCAGATTAGTATGTTTGACAGTACAGGTAAAGACTTAGGGTGGGTAGAGAACATCATTAAGCACAGCAAGCCTGACATAGTTGTACTTGATATGGGAGATAAGTTTGCCTTAAAGACTAGCGATAAGTCAGATGTATATCTTAAGGCTGCAGCTATCCACGCTAGGAACATAGCTAAGAAGTATGACTGTGCTATTATATGGATGAGCCAGTTGTCTGCTGATGCACAAGATAAGGTCTACTTAGATCAATCCATGCTTGAAGGGAGTAAGACAGGCAAGGCAGCAGAGGCAGACCTGATGTTGCTGATTGCTAAGAACCAAGTTACTGAGGGCGATGATGAAGACAATCAACGGCATATTAACGTAGCTAAAAATAAGCTAAAGGGTGGATGGCATGGGGTTGTCCATTGTGAATTAGACGGGGGCAGGTCACAGTACCTAGCCTGATGTGAAAGGAATACAATGAGACTTGTATTAGATGTAGAAAACACAACAAAGAAACGTAATGGTAAGCTAATGCTTGACCCTTGGGAAGAGGGTAACTTCCTAGTTAATGTAGGGGTTCGTGACGTTGACGATGGCACTGAGGCTTTGACGTTTGACTTACAGCACAAAGAGTACGTTGATCAGACAGGCGTTGAGTCTAAGCGTATTCAGAAGATACTAGACCATACTACCCTGCTGATTATGCACAACGCACAGCACGACTTGGCTTGGCTTTGGGAGTGTGGCTTTAAGTATGATGGGCCTATATGGGATACCATGTTAGCTGAGAGTATTTTACTAAGAGGAAACAACCTAGAAATCTCACCCAAAGGTGTAGCTAAAAAGATATCTTTGTCCCTTGAGAATACTGCTATCCGTAGGAACTTAGACTTCCAAAAAGATGACACCCTCAAGCGTTACTTTAAAGACGGCTACAACACTGATGAAATACCATTATCAGAATTGACTTTTTATCTTGAAGCTGATTGTAACACCACTGCTTCTCTGTTTCACTCTCAGGTTGCAGACTTCATGCTTCCTGAGTCACAAAGTCTTATCAAAGTGAGAGACATTACGTTTGATGTATGTAAGCTTCTTACACGCATGAAAGCTGACGGTATGAAGGTAGACCGTAAGGCTTTAAATGCAGTACGTAAAGAGTTTGAAGACGAGCGTGGTACTATACAATCTCGCCTACAGATGCAGGTGCGTGAGGTTATGGGTGACACACCAGTTAACTTAAATAGTCCAGAGCAAATGTCTCAAGTTATCTTTAGCCGTAAGCCTCACTCCAAGGACGATTGGCCCAACTTGTTTGACAACTGTAAGAACCTAGCAGAGTTAAAGAAAATTGTTACAGCCAACAGTGATCTTCTTTATCGCACTGAGGCGTTTACTTGCCCTACTTGTGGGGGTAGTGGAGAAACATATAAGTTAAAGAAAGATGGTAGTAGGTATGCAAGACCTAACAAATGTAAAGACTGTGATGGCAGAGGCTATCAACTTAAGAAGCAAGAAAGAATGGCTGGCTTTGGTTTCTTCCCGCCTAGCGCATCTTGGGTTAGTGCTAGTGGTTTTTCTACAGGCAAGGATATACTAGATGTACTTAGGGCTACAGCTATGGATAACAATATGTCTGATGCTGTTACATTTCTTGAGGACTTGAAGCGGCTTAACGCTGTGTCTAGCTACCTATCTAGCTTTGTTGAGGGTATAGACACCTTTACCAAGCAGAATGATGTACTGCATGTATCACTAACGCAGCACATTACATCTACTGGTAGGTTTAGTGGGCGTGAGCCTAACATGCAGAACATGCCTAGAGGTGGTACATTCCCTGTTAAGCGTGTCTTTGTTTCACGTTGGTCTGGTGGTAAGATTATGGAAGCAGACTTTGCACAGCTAGAGTTTAGGGCTGCTGCATTCTTATCACAGGATGAGACAGCTATGGAAGAGATTAACACAGGGTTTGACGTACACTCTTACACTGCACAAATTATCTCTGATGCGGGTCAGCCTACTGCTAGACAAGCTGCCAAGGAACACACCTTCGCCCCTCTCTTTGGTGCGACAGGGTACGGTAGAACTAAAGCGGAAGCTGCATACTACACGCACTTCATTGACAAGTATAAAGGTATAGCTAAGTGGCACAAGAAGCTAGGTGATGAGGCTATACGTTTTCAAAAGATAACCAATGTATCAGGTAGACAATATTCATTTCCCGGCACTACTAGAAGGGAAAACAATACACCTACTAACTTTACTAGGATTAAGAACTACCCTGTTCAAGGATTTGCTACTGGTGATGTTGTACCTGTTGTATTGCTTGAGATTGACAAGAGGCTTAAGAGTATGCGCTCTTGCATAGTTAATAGTGTCCATGACTCAGCGGTCATTGACATACACCCTGATGAACAAAAGGAGGTAATCAATGTCATTAACGATGTTAACGACAGTCTTAATAGTATCATTGATAATTACTACGGCATAAAGATGAATGTACCACTACTTTTAGAAGCCAAAATTGGACCTAATTGGCTTGACACTAAAGACGTGATATGATATAACTGCGGTTCTAATTAAGCTCAGAAAGGATATAGAATGAGCAATGAGTTATCTACGATGATGTCAGGTACAGACCTTGCATCAGCTATGGGTTTTAGTGCAGATAATATAGAGATATCTTCTGGCCCAAACCTCGCACGTATGGCGCAGGTACAGGCTCCTATTATGCGTGAGCAAGTGGATGAAGATGGTGAACTAGAAGAAAAGGTAGTTGTACCCTTGGGGGCATACAAATTAACTGACACAGAGGGTAACACCGTGTATAGCCGTAGTGCTACCATTCGTTTGTTTGCACAACGTCAACAGTGGACACAGTGGGATAGTGACAGTAACACCATGAACAAGACAGTTATGGCTACTGTGCTTAAAGGCGATCTTAAAGATACTAAAGGTACGTTTAACCTTGGTCGGCCTAGTAAGTACGTAAAGGATTGGGAAGCCTTAGATGAGGATACTAAGGCTGTTATCCGTAGCGTTAAGAACACCAAGGTCTTGTTTGGTAAGGTTAAGCTAGGCAAAGTTATTGATGATAACGGTGTAGCTATAAAAGGTTATGAATCAGAGGTTGACTTTACAATGGACGTAAAGAATACAGACAGTAAGCGTTCCTTAGATGCAGTTCTTAAAGATATTGTATCTAAGAAGCTCCTGCCGATTGAGCATACCATTGCTTTGTCTTCTCAGAAAGAAACACTACCTACAGGTAACAAATATGCTACCATAGTAGCTACCTTGGGTGCCAAAACTAAAATGGTGCCAGAGGATCACAGTACAGTACAGGCTTTTGTAGACTACATTGACTATGGTAATGAATATGTGCTTAGTAAGTGGAAGTCTTTACGTAAGCCTGATGTACAGGTAGACCCTGCTACACTTGACGCTATCGTGCAAGTAGAAGAAATCCCGTTCTAGGATGGACCTTGCACACGCTGCTGAACTACCCATTAAGATACTCATGCGTGATGCTACTTTAGGTAAAGCCGAAATGTCAGAGGCGGTGATTAACTCCGTTGCCTCTGATGTATCAGCGGGACTAGATAAGCAGTTTAACGGTGGGCCAAGGGATAAGTTTAGGCTTAGAATGTCCAACATAGGGCGTCCTAAGTGTCAACTCTGGTTTGAAAAGAATATGCCTTACGT